GGCAGCCCAATNCGNTCCCAGCGGGCTTCGGTTTCNACCCANGTGCGATAGAAGTAGTCATTCTTTTCGGTNTCNTTCACAACNCGGAGGATAGCGTCGCTGCCGTTCACATCTTCTCTCGCATAGAGCTTTAGCTTCATAGCGGTATATCTTTTCCGCAGAGGCAACTGGGACATGTCAAACCTGAGGAGCGCATATTGCCTGTTTTGGCCTTGTCTCCCGCTGATGATGTGGTCAGATGTGCCGTAGTTCACACTTTTTGATGCTTCGTTTATATATGTATCTGCCACGCAAGGCAGATTCACGACATGAGCCATTATGCCATCGCCACCCTTCCGGCTCTTGATTTTTGCTTAGCCTGTTTCACTACATTTACCAGCTTGTATACTTCATCAACTTCTGACATGTTGACATTAAGGATGATAGTATCACCAGTGCCACGCCTTGCCTCCTCGGCCGTAAGCACGCGTTCGCCCCGATGAAGTTCGGCTATATACCCGTCATATGGTACATAGTCGAGACCGTCCTTATGACTGCCGGAGACATAGCGGTACTGAGGAGTCCTGGCCTGGGCGCTGGCTACGGTTCCTTGCATTTGGCCTATACTCTGGCCGATACTGGCCATCGTGCGCTGTACTTCACCACCCTTGCCTACGAGAGCAGATATAATAGCCACAAGGGCAATAAGCGCTACGACCACACCCATAATAATAGCGGTTGTTTTGAGCGTTGCGATGTCAAAAGCCTTGAATGTATCGGTTATGCTTTTAATTCCACGAGCCACCGTGATTGCTACAGCCGCAATGCTGCCGATGATGGCTACGGTCGCGATGATTTTAGGATCAATCTTGTTCAGGGTCTCAAACAAGGATGTCAAGACGGGTAACATTACCATGGCAATACTCTGCTTNAANGTCTGGGTNTGGTTCTTGAACCTCTGCATAGCNTCATCGAGAGCCCCAAGCGATTCCAGCGCCTCTTCATCCATTACATACCCCATCCGGTGAGCCTCGTCCGCAAGTTCTTTCAGCGCTCCGCTTCCTGCCTCTATGAGCGGTGTGAGATCCCGGGCAGAGCGTCCGAATATAGCCATCGAAAGCGCGTCGCGCTCTGTCTCGTTTCTCATTCGACCCAGAGCATCAATCGCTTCGAGGAAAACCTGCTCAGAATCACGCAATTGTCCAGTTGAATCTGTGATCCGGATACGCAGTTTCTTAAAAGCCTCTGCTGCATCTCCAGTCCCTCTTCGGGCAGTATTCATGTTCCGGATCATTCTTGTCATGGAGCCTGTCAGAGTTTCAGTCGACACATCCAGAAGTTCTTCAGCATATTTGAGCTCTTGGATTTGGTCGGTAGTCAGTCCGGTTACCGTTGCAAGGGTCAGTACCTCATCTGCGACTTTTGCAGTTCCCACTGTCGCATTGGCAAAGCCTTTGATAAGGCTAGCAGTAGCACTAACAAGGGCGAGAGTGGATACTTTTGTACTATTCAGCGCCTTAATAGCTTTGTCGGCACCAGCGGGGAGGTTAATACCAAGCTTATTTGCCAAGTCGGAAATGACACCACCGATGCCTCGGGATTTATCAGCTGCCTCGTCAGCGGACAGACCGTATTTTTCCATGTTCTTTTTGGCTTCTTCCAAGGCCTCGGAATTTTTCTTGAGTTCTTTGTTAACCTGGATCAGCTCGGTTTCGGCTGCATTGAGACTCTGTTGCCACTTCTGTGTTTGGACATCGTTTTTGCCGTATACCTCTTTCGATTTTTCAAGGGCTTGGCGTAATACAGACACTTTTTCGGATAGCTGTTCATGTTTTGTCTGTAAGAGTGCGTTTTTTTCAGACAGCGCGGTAACCGATCTAGCATTTTCCGAATATTTGGCGGTCACCAACGCCATGGCTGATGCGGTTGTTTTCAGGCCAGTATCAATCTGCTTGAGCGACTCGTCAAACCCCTGATATCCAGCCTGAGCGGCGGCAACGGCCTTGTTATTATTCTGAATTTCTTTCTCTATTTTAACAAGCTCAGCCTCTGCCCGATTCAAGCTGGTCTGCCATTTCATTGTCCTGGAATCAGCTTCTCCATATTTCTGCGCGGATGCCGCAAGTGCTCCTCGGAGCTTTTCTACCTTTTCCTGCTGACTATATAGATGCCTTTCAAGTACTCCTCCCCGTTCGGTCAGCGCTTTTACAGAGGTAGCATTATCACCATATTTAGCCGTTACGAGCGCAAGCTCGGAAGCTGTGACTTTTAGCCCATTATTAATCTCATTAAGCGCTTTCTTGAACTCTCTCTCACCATCAAGTCGCAGGCTGGCTCCTATTGTCGTTGGACTTGCCATTTACACCACATCCTCTGGGATGATATCGTCAGGGCTTTCGCATGGTCTTTCAAGACCGAACAGAATCCTGTATTCCCTGTACATTTTGAGAAGTTGTCTCATTGTCTTTCTTCTGGTCTCTCTTTCAGATAGATTGAGTATTGTGATACCGATAACAAGCAGCCGCTCAAAGTTTACTTCCGGCCTTGATTCTTCGGACCAGTCGTCTTCTTCTGAGCGACTGCTATCAAGTTTTTTTCGATTTCCTCAACTTCCTGGACAGCTTCCTGAGGCAGGCCTTCAAGCATAGCCTGACGCACCTTTTCCATAAATTCGTTTATCTTTACCATACCAGCAAGAAGTCTGCCAAGGTGTTTCTCGTCTTGGATCAGAGGCTTCTTTGCATCAGGGTGATCCTCATTCCACATCTCAGTAGCCTCATTGACCATCAAAAGCCCGATTTCTTTTGCAGCCTTAATGTTGCGAAATGCGTTCAATATGTCATCCATGTTCTGGTACTTTTCGACGCAAACCTCAAGCACATTGAGGTTGAAAATCATGTGTCGCTCAGTATCGAGCGTGATAGGAATCCCATATTTGCCCATAGTCAAAAGGGCAGGATTTACCTGCCCTCATCCACCTCCCTTTGCTTATTCTTCACCGTTACCAGAATCGGCTCCGATGTTCAGCCTCTGTGCCAGCCAGGTCCTGGCCAGCGTCAAGGAGTCAACTGTGATTTCTTCCTTCCAGTTGCCGTCCACCCTGCGCATGATTTTCCCCTCGATTGAGGGAGTCTGCCAAGAAATGTTTTCACCCTTGGTCTCTGCGCTTTCGTTAGGCTCTGCAAACTGTACCTTGGTCAGAATGACAGCGCGATACTGCCTGGTATTGTTTTTGATTTTGGGGAGTATGAACCCAAAACCAAAATATCCAGGCTGATCTTCGGTGCTACTCTTAAGAACCTTTACTGTTTCGTCTCCGACGGTCTCCTCCTCCACCTTGCTTCCAAGCCATTCAGCTTTTGTTTCAATCGGCAAGTCGTCAGGTGTGAAGTTCATTGTGCCGTCGGTGAATTCTCTTGCTCTTTCGGCGATACCATCATCTGCATACAGCGGGGCATCGGCGATATTGAGGTTCATATTGACATTGATGGCCTTACCGGCCACCTTACCGGCGCCATAAGAATACATACTGGTTACCTCGTCTTCGATAAGCGGCGCATATACAGGATATCTCAGGCCTATTTGTGCCAATTCTCATCCCTCCATTCCTTCTTCAATACAGATTTCAATTGGGTAACTGTAATATCCGGTGTCAGGCTCGTACCCTTCCGGACCTGACCCGCGCACGACAAAACCGGCTTGCTTCAACCGGTTCTTCACTTCTTTTGTTAGCGCTTTGAAATTTCCTTTGCTGTAAATTGTGACAGTTCCGTATGTAACCTCACCGATTTCTTCATCGTCCGCAAAAAGCTCAGGGCTTTCTGAATATGTATAAAACACGATATAGGTATCTTCTGTCCCATCATGTTTGATAGGTGACACCGGGCAGCTGATACCATCGAGCGCTGATATGATCAATGGGTTGATATTCACATGAACCCAACCTCCTTGTTGAAGGCTCCTTGCATGGCGTCAAGGCAATCATTTTTCGTCGCGACCACGGCCGGTCGGATAAATGGTGTTGCAGGCTGCTTGGATGTGCCGTATTCCAGCGACATGGCTTTCCGGGCATTCGGTACACCACGGGGATCCGACGGTGTTGATTTTCTCCTCTTGTCATATCCTGTGAATTGCGCCTTTTTTACCCATGTACCATCTTTACTTTTTTGGGCTTTCCTTAGTTTAAGCGAAGCCACCATTTCGCCTGTGTTGCTGTGTTTCTGCGCGTTTTCCTTGATTTTTGCGTATAGCGGTTCGATACCCGCATCAAGGACTTTAGACGCATATCTGTCCACATTACCTATGTTTTCAAGCTGTTTCATCAGGGCGTCTTGCGGAAATATCGTCATCTGTGCCATGGTATCACCCGCCTTCCAATCTGCTACACACCAGTTCCGTCAGTTCGCCATCTTTGTCATAGGTCCGGACAATTTTGTACCGCTGCCTCTCATACTCAAGCAATTCTTCGCCCTGGTAATCAATGCTCCGCACATCAAACATCAACTCCAGCTTGATGTTCTGGGCTGCAGCCTGGTAGAATTCCGACTGCCGAACCGATTTTTTGTCGGCGAATATCGTCCGCTTGGTTTCGGTTGTCACCGGGAAACCGTCGGGATCCTTGGCGGTAGTAATGGCAACAAGGTCAATGATATCCTTGAACAGCATCTATCCCACCGCCTCTTTTGTGTATTCCTGAGACAGCACCAAGTGAGCCTTCAGCATGTCATATGACTGCTTCAGTTTTTCAGAATCCGGGTTATTCCACCCGAAATGAGCTTTTACATAGACCGTGATGGCGCGCTTGATCAGCGGATCAGTGTCGTCGTTGGCCTTGACCGGGAGAATACCGGCAAGCATGAGATCAGCCCTTGCGGCAGCAATAAGATCAAGTATTTCGCCCTCGTATACGGTATTGCTTATTCGCAAAGCGGTTTTTATGTCGTTGAGTATAGGCATCATTTATCACCGCTTTTCTTTGTAGTTTTCTTGACTTTCAACTCCTGATCAGATTTAGCCGACTTTGTAGTCCTTTCAGGCTCCTTTTTCGTGGTTTCGATTACCTGAACATATGGAGCATATCCTTTTATGAACTTCTCAGGGATCTCAATTATTTCGCCCGGCATGATGTATCCCTTTTTGAGTGGACACCAAGCCTTTTTGATCACTTTACACGTCACAGAACCACCTCCTAAAAGGAGAGAGGGCGTAAGGCCCTCTCATCATACATCGATCTTCGTGATGGCTGTCGGCTGGGCGATGTTGCAGTCGAAAATAGCCGTACCGCGGAAGTCAATGGCATTGTTCAGGAAGCCGCTCTCTGCGCTGCTCTCTACCCTGATATCTTGGCTCAGGTTGCCGACAACCTTGGTGTAGTCGCCGAAATATACAACACCAGCAGGCACATTATCGTCAATGAGCACGGGGTAACCCATAATTCTCCATGCGCCACCATCAGCAAGGCTCTGGATAGCGATCAGGTTATCATTACCATCCACAATCTGCATGATCTGCTGGTAGAAGGTAGCCTTGTTCATCAGCCACTTGGCATTGGCGTCGAATGCACTGGGCAGCAACCCGATACAGTTCGTGATGTCCTGATAGCTGATATTTCCTGTGTACTGCACATAGTTGCCGCCGGACTGACCGAACGGTACCCATGCCTGAGCCTGTGAAATGTTGCCAGATACGGTGGAACCGTTGATGATTTCTCCATCAATAGCAACAGCGAGATCCTCGCCCAGCGTCTTGGCGAGCCAATCTTCAAACGCGTCAATAGCCATTGCCCTGATAGTTGCCGATATTCTCAACACTTTGATGAACTCATACCCGGTCAGGTTGACAGACACAAGAGTATCGGCAGCAGGGGTTACAGCGGCAAGTTCCTGGTGAGGCTGTGCGGGATTGCGTACACCCTGAACTGCAAAGGTCAGGTTCCCCGGCACACGAAGCAGAGTGATGTTATTCAACATCGGTGCAATCTTCGTCATCTGGTCAAAAATCTTGTTATAGGTCTGAGTAGGCACCACAGCCGCTGCAGTAGGCGGAACAAGAGTAAATTCTCTCTTTTCTGCTTCAGTCAGAGGCTGACCCAACAAGGTTTTCAGGAATGCGCTCCTGTATTCGGGAGAGTTCGGACCCTTAGGTTCGTCTTTTCTTTCTTCGGGTTTAGGCAAAAAATTAGGAACAGGATTTCCTGCTCCGCCGGTGATGTCGCTTATGATTTTGTTTCTCTTTTCAATCTTTTCCTGAAGCTGTTTTCTTTCCTCGGTAAGCTCCTTAACCTCTTTCTCCAGCGCGTCTATGTCAGCGCCGTCCTTCTCGAGTTCTTCCTTTATTTGTGCCAGCCTTTCCTCGATTTCCTTCAGTCTATTCATTTGCTCATACCTCCATATCAATTAATAGTTTGATTATCCTTTTTCTCCGCTCTAACGCCTCCCGTCTCTCGGCCTCGATCACTCCGTCGAGCCAAGAACGAGCGGATATTTCAGTGTCGCCGTTTGCCGGTATGGAAACAGCAGACACATCATAGACCTTTTTGATCTTGGTGATTGTCCTAGTTCGGGTCTCGCGGTTGTATTTGTCTTCAGCAACCGTGAAAGCCCAGGACATTTTGGTAATAAGCCCATTTTTGATTTCTTCATAAAGCTCTTTAGCTGCCTGTGACTTGCTCAAATCGGCATAAATAAAGAGCCCATTGTTTGTAGGCTCTATTCCAAGTGTTCCGTTTGATAATCTTGCAAGGACCTTTCCTTGGTGGTCGTATTGCATGATCACATCTGACAAGTCTGCTTCGTCAAGTGCGTGGCGGTCAATTTCCTCATAATACTTCACACCATCCCATTCGTACAACAGATAAGGCTTATTGAAAGTTGTTGCGTAGCCTTCTACATAAAAGTCGCTGTCAATTTTCTTCTCCGTCTCCGGTAGCCTGAACGGTTGAGTTATCGCCCTGTATTCCCTGTCCTTCAGTTTGAGTGGCATTATCTTCACCTCCTGAAATTCCTTGCGCTTCATTGAGCTTGTCAACTTCCGCATATTCCTTGCGGATATAATATTTATCGCCGCCCTCAATTGGGGCCATATTAAAAATTTCCCTGCCCTGATTGTGGGTAAGGAAACCACGGTCAAACAGTTGTGTGACAATATCCAGCTTGCTTTTATTGCTTGCATACTGCAACCGGTTCGCTGTGAATATTATCTGGTTGCCAAAAGCGATTTCGCGCTCGGTAAATGTCATGTTTGTCATTACAAGGCTGAGCTGAATTGCAAAAGGCTCAATCTTGCCCTCGTAGAAGGCGTTCCATTCATCCTCGTTAAAACTGTTCTGCAAGATTTTTTCATTGACCCCGAAGTAGCTGAAGACATTGTTTTTAATGTGATCCACCTGGCTGGAATCAATGATGAAAGGCCGACTGATGATCTGCTTCACGTCAGCATATTTATTGTCGAACATCAGGACGCCGCTGTTATTCTCAGCCGAAAGGTTTTCTTCGGTGAACCTTTTGCGCTCAGCTGCAATATCCATTGCCTTAAACAAGCCAGTGAGTTTTGCCATAAATCTGATATTCGCCGAATTCTTGACGCCCTCGATAATGCCCTGATTCTGCGTGTGCATGAGTTGCATGGTCGGGTATAGAGCAGCATTGTTTTCACCAAAGAAGTCATTCTTGTACTGGAACAGCGTCATAATGCCTACCCGACTAAACTCAATGGCAGCTTTCTGCCCAGTACTGAATGTGTATCTGAGCCAAGGCTGGCCCTGATATTCCACCACCTCACACATCGAAGGCAGGATCGGGTAATAGCCCGTGATATACTCGCCTGTATCGTCAGTAATAGGAACAATAAATGCGGTGTTTTGTACATGCAGAATAGTGGCAAGACGGTACAGAAATTTTGTCGTGTCCATAAAACTGTTAGGCTTGAATTGCAGTCTTCTGCCAAGTTCCTTATAAGCCGTGCCCTTGACTTCCGGCTTCAGCTTCGAGCACTGGGTCGCAATTGCATGTATAGCTGCCCTGGTGAGTTCCATTTCATAGACGCCGCCTTCATAACTGGTGAATACCGGCGTGTATCCGGACAGCATTTTAAAATATGCCATCAACTCTTTTTTTGACGGCCGCTTAAATATCGATTCAAAAAGACCCATCTCTATCACCTGCCTTTATATAATGTTGAGGTAGTCCTGCAAGTTGTTGAACAGCACAGTATAGGCTATTAAAAGTGAAACAGCGCCGTCTATGCGCTGTCTGTTATTCTGGCCCTTGACAGGCCGGATATTGTCGTTGTCGTCACGCTTCACATTGGTATTGGTCAGGCACCATTTCAGGATCGGGTTGTTGTTATAGTTGATCCGCTTAGCGCATAGGTCAGCCCCCATCTCCTTCATGGGTTGGCTTAATGTTTTGGCACCCTGCCGTACCTCAATCATTGTGAGACCCATGCCTTTCATTTCCTCAATCCAGTATTGGCTGTTCCATGGATCGTACCCTATCCAGAAAGGTATGATACCATATTCTTGGTACAGCTTCATGAACCATGCAGTCACGTCTGAATAGTTGACCTTGTTCCCGGAACAGAGTGTCAGCAGGCCACGTTCTGCCCATTTGTTATATGGGATTTTGTCCTCTTTCACTTTTTGCTCAACAAGATCCTCCGGTAGGAAATACTGCTGGATGACATATTTCTTCTCGTCCCCTGGCTTCATCATAAGTAATGTCGCGCATGTCAGGTCCGTGGTGCTGGATAGATCCACCCCGCCTATCGCATAGCAACCCTTGAAATCTTCTATATCAAAGGTTTCATCGTTGTCAATTTGATCGAAAGTCAGCCAGGCACCAGCAGTTGTCTCTCTGATGTTGAAATCTTTCGTCAATACCGTTGGTAAAAAATTCGGGTCATTCTTTGCCCTTTCAACATTAGCGGCAAGCTCATCATATGATTTGATGATACCAAGTCCTGGATTTGCTTTTTCCCACGCCCTGAAATCTGTCCATTCGGATCGCTCGTCGAGTTCATAAATAAAAGCCAGGAACCGCTCGTCTTGAACTATCCCGTCAAGCACCCGGCAGGCGTAATCGTAAATGTCGTCATATATGCACTCGCGGACGAATCCGGCGGTCGTGATCATCGCAAGCAAAGGTTGCGTCCTGGCAGTCATGGACTGCTTCATGACATCGTATAAGTTGCGGTCCTTGATGGCGTGGAGCTCATCGATGATGATACAGTGTGAGTTGAGGCCGTCCAGACTATTTGATTCGCTGGCAAGCGGTTCAAACTTCCCGAATGTCACCGGGAAATACAAGTCGGTCTTCCGCTTTTTCAGGTGCTTTCTCAGGGCCGGTGACTGGGAAACCATGTTCACAGCTTCCGTGAATACGATGCGCGCCTGGTCCTTTTTTGTGGCCACGCAATATGTTTCTGCACCGCCCTCACCATCACCCACAAGCATGTATAATCCAAGACCGGCCATCTCTGTCGACTTCCCGTTTTTGCGCCCTTCAATAGTCAGGACCTCTCGGCATCTGCGTAGCCCAGTCTCTTTGTGTACAAAACCAAATATGGCTTGCAGCTTGGCTTTTTGGAAAAACGCCAATTCAACGGGTTTCCCAATCCACTTTCCTTTGCTGTGCCGGCAGAATTTTTCGATGAACTCAATAGGCCTGCTTGCCTTCTCCAAATCAAAAACCCACGGATCCCGCGGGTTCTTCAGCTCATCAACAAGTTTCTGATATTGCTGAACCAGTCGTTTACAGGCGACTATCTCGCCAGACTGGATTTTATTCCAGTATTCCAATATAAAGTTGGGTTGGCTCATTTTCTCGACCTCGATTTCACAAAGGCCATGAGCTCATCTTCCGCTTGCTTGCCAGCTTCAGGGTCGGGAACCATTTCAAAAAGCTGTTTACACACCGTGGCGTACCTGTTTATCATGGTGTTGTATACCTTCGTGGCCGGGTGCTCACGTAGAAACTTCTGCGCACCCTGCTCAAAATATTCAATGACACCTTCCTGGTCTATGATGTACCGAGTTTCCTCCAGCGTTACCCGCATAAAGGCTGCCTCCTGGATAAGTCCCTCAGCTGCTTGCCGTTTATCTTTTGGTAAATCCTTAAATAACCGCTTAAGTTTTAACATCTCTTTTTTAATCTGGTTTTCTTTGTCTAATGGACTGTAAAGCCGCATAAATATCACCACCTTTTTTAGCTATTCACGCTGGTGAAAGCAACCCCCCTCATGTACGTGACCATTCCGGGGTTCGCGGAGG